TTCTTGTGCCGGCCCGCCGTGATCGCCGTGTAGCGATAGCCGTCGTTGGCGTCCTTCACCGACTGGTCGATGTGCAGCGCGATCACGCCGATTGAGCCGACACCGCCGGTTTCGGTAACGACCAGACGGTCGGCAGAAGAAGCAATCGCGTAGGCTGCCGAAAAGGCGGCATCGTTGGCCACCGCCCATATGGGTTTCACGGCGGCGGCCTCGCGCACGCGGCGGGCCAGTTCGAAGCTGCCCGATGCCTCGCCCCCCGGCGAATCGATATCCAGCAGGATGCCGGTGACACTGGGCTCGGCCAGCGCCGCATCGAGCATCGCGCCGATGTCCTGATAGCTCGTTAGCCCTGAGGCTGCCTCCAACCCCAGGGCGCGTTTCACCAGCGTGCCGTGGATCGGCAGCACGGCGACGCCGACCGCGCATGGCATGTTCGGACGGGGCGCGGGCACTGCCGCAAGCAGTTCCGTGGGGTCGGCGGCGATCGGACTATCAATGCCCAATCGTGGCCCGAGGGCCGACAGGATGACGTCGAGCTTGGCGCGATGGACGAGCAACGGCGTCCCGAAGATACGGGAGGCGAGATGTGGCAGCATGAATTACTCCGTGGGTTGTTCGGTTTGTGGAGGTGGCGTGACCGCCGGTGTCTGGTCGTGCCGTGGATCCGAATCGAAGACGAGGCCCAATGCATCGGCGCGAGCGTTGTCGGTCGCGATCTCCCGGTCGACATCCTCGGCGTCGTATCCGTAAGCCGAGATAGCCTCCGAACGGCTGGTGAGTCCAGCGCGGATGGCAAGCTTCATGGCGTTGAACTCCTTCTGCGGGTCCACCCACTGCCAGCCCTGCGGAATCCACTTGGCGGCCTGGTACTCACGCTGGCGACGGCTGTAGCCCGGCAATGCCAGCGCGCCCTCCAGTACGGCCTGATCCATCCAGGCCCGCCAGATCGGGCGACACAACTGGTGGACGATCACGCCGTGCTGGATCACTTCGCAGCGGCGCCGGAATTCCAGTAGGCCGGCGCGGATCGAGGAGTAGTTCACTTGCGTCAGATCGCCCGTCAGCATCTCGTAGGTGATGCCCATCGCGGCGGCCACCGCCCGGAACTGCTGGCGCATGAATTCGGCGTAGGAACTGCCGACATCGGCCGGTGCCGAGAACTTGATGTCCTCGCCCGGTTCGAGAATCTGTAGTGTCCCAGGCTCAAGTCCGGCCAGCGCCACGCCGTTGGCGTCGGCCAGCCCCTCGCCCATAAGGTTGTCTTCGGGGGCCAGGCGCGTGATGAATCCTGCGAACATCGCGGCGGTTTTCTTGCGCACCAGTTCAGCGTCGTCGTACTGATCGAGCTCGTTGAGCTTCACGAGCGTCCGGGCGAGCCACGGTTCGCCCCGGATCTGGCCAGGGCGCAGCGGTCGGAAGAGGTGAATCACTTCGGATGCATCCACACGAACCGATTCGACACCACCTGAACCGGACATGGGGCCGAGGCTTCCGTCGTTCGGGTGCGAGCGGTAGAGGTGGTAGGCAACCCGGCGTCCCAGCCGGTCGAACTCGATGCCGGCGCGGATGACGCTGCCGTTTGGCAACTCCCGATTCATCGCCAGCGGCAGATGCTCGGCCTCCAGGACTTGAACTTGGAGCGCCACCGGCAATCCGTCCTCGGGACGCCGCCAGCGCAGCCGCACGATCGCCTCGCCCCCCTCCAGCATGGCGCGGCAGGCGAGCGACTGCAGCCCATAGAAGTCTGTGAGGCCAGCGGCATCCGCTTCCTCGCACCAGTCCCACCAGAGGCGCTGAATGGCTTCACGCAGCGACGCGTCAGCAACCATGCTTTGCGGCTTGATGCCGGTGCCGATGGCATTGGCGACGAAGGCCTCGATGCCGGCGGCCGCCCACGCATTGCGCCGCACGAGGTCGCGGCTCTTGGCGCGCAATTGCTCCTGCGTGTAGGCGAGCGCCGCCACGGCACCGGGGTTGGCCACCGTCCAGGCGAGCGTGCGCCGACCGAGGCCTGTGCCATCGTAGGTGGGTGTGCCGCCGAAGACCCGGCGCTTGATGGTTCCGAACCAGCCCATCAGAAGCCCTTCCCGGTGGTGACCCGGATCTGTCGCGGCGCACGCGGATACAGGCCGGTGGCCACGGCATCCTTGTGCATCGCGGCTTCGACCTCGTCGATGGCCTGCTTCAGTTCGTCGACAGTGCGGTACTCGACCGTCTTGTCGCCGAAGGTCACGCGCTTCTCGCCGCGGGCCAAGCTGTCGCGCAGCGCTTGCAACTGGGCTTCGGTGTAAGTCGGCGTGCTCATCGATAGACCACCAAACTGATTTCTGGCGTATCGGCCAGCGATGCCGAGGACGAGGTGCAGACAATCTCCAGGCCTGCCTCGGTTTTGCCGTCCGTTGTCCCTCGTGCCGCCGCGAAACGGATGGTTCCCGTCGCGGTGTTGCTCCTGCCGGTGGCGACCCAGCAGTACTTGGCATCGGGAAACGGCGTCTCGAACTCGATCCGGTAACGGCCCGTTCCCAAGCGGGTCACCGAGGCGACGTTGTAGGCCGCGCGAAGCTGGATCGCGCCACCCGCATAGCCGAAATTCACCCAGGCCCGGGCCAGTCCCGGATGCTCTGGACGGATCAGGCCCTTGATCTCGGTGCCGATGCGGGTGGCGAGCGCCGACAGTTGCGCGACGAGGCTCATCACTTACACCAGGGCGGCGTTGAAGATCGCCACGAAGTCGGTGTTGACGTCACCGACGTCGCTGGCCGCCACCGCGCCGATGTTGTCGCGGGCCTGCGCTTGCTCCGGGACGGTCAGCGTCTGCGCCGCATCGAAACGCACACGCTTGTCGATGGCAGCAGTCAGCGCTGCGATGCCAGTCTGGTCGTTCTGCAACGCTTGCTGGAGTTCCAGCAGGGTGTCGTAGGCCGGGTCGGCACCGCCCAAGATGTCGGCCTTGAGGGCATCGAGCACCGAGACGATCTTCGACGAGGAGTAGGTGCTGGTCGTAGCAACCGTCAGGTCGTCGATGGCCACTGCCGTCAAGATGGCGGCCTTCAGTTCGTTGATCGCCGCGACCAGGCTCGACTTGTCGGTGGTGGTCAGCGCGGTCAGCGTGCCGGTGCGACCCTTGACGGTGTTGAATTCTTCCGCGACGCGCAGGACGAAGCTGTTGAGTTGGGTTTGCAGACTCATGATGTGGTTCTCCAGTGGTGGTGATCAGTTGAACCAGCGGCTGCGAATCAATTGACGTGCAGACCGGCCCGTTCTCGGGGTTCCAGAAACAGCGAGGCCACCGCGGTGGGTGGCCTCAGTGGGTTGCTCTATTTGCGGATCGGGATCGCCGGGCGGCGAGAGTCCGATCTGTCGTTCCAGTTCGCGCCAGTGCCGGTCCTCGAAACGGTCGAGGCCGGCGGCACTCGCTGCCGCGCGGGCATACACGTAGCAGTCCAGGGCTTCGTTGCGCTCGCGCATCTTCTGCCATTCGCGTACCTGGTAGCCGTTGCGGTCGCGCCGGGTCACCAGTTGCTCGGCACACAGTTGTTGTAGGTACTCGGCGTCGACCTTCGGCAGATGCACGTAGCCATGTGGGTAGCTCATGATTTCGATTTCGGGATCGTCTTCATCGACTTCGATTTCCACCTGCTTGCGCAAGTTGTTGTAGAGCTCCAGCTTGGCGATGCCGACCGCCACGCTGTAAACCTTGATGCCTCGGCGCAGTTTCTTGCCGCCCTGTGAGACATCGACGGCGGTGGGTGTGCCGATGAGGGCGGCCCCGCGCGCCACGCCCTTGACCGCCATCACGCGCGGATCACGGCAGGCCCGCACGAATGCATACGCTTCCTGCGTGGCGAAGCCGGTGTCGATGGCCAGCCGCGCGAGCGGCATTTGCACAGACTTCGAAAAACTGGAGCGCGTCCAGGTCTCATTCAGCAGTCCTTCCAGCCGCCGCCACACGTCGTCACGCGCCGTGTCGCCCATCAGTACCCGGTGCTCGATCAACCAGGATGTCTTGCCACGCCCGAAGGCCCATACGGACACCTCGATGCGATCCTTCTGCACGTCGGCTCCAGCCGTGATCAGCAGTCCTCTTACAGGCACGCTCCCGATGGGATAGTCCTCTCTCCGTTCCTGCAGGCGCTGCCAGTCGGGCGCTTCACCTTCCTCGACCCAGGCCTCGCCCAGTTCGGAGTTCTTGAACGCCTTGATGGTCGCCACTGAACGGCTCTCCGACATGGCGGCCTTCTCCCACGAGGCCGCAATCTCGCGCCATTTTCTCCAGGGACTGTAGAGGCTGGAGAGGTGAAACCCGGCGCTCGTTCCTATTCCTTGTGCCATCCATTCCCCGAGTTCCAGCATCCGGGATTTGTGATGCTCGGCAATCGGTGTTTCACAATCCTCGCAAAGATAGGCGGCGGTCTCCGGCTGCCCGCGCTCCCAGCGCAACCGTTCGAACCTCAACCACTGGCGGTGGCCGCAATGCGGGCACGGCACAAAGTAGCGGCGCTGGTCTGACGCCTCGTATTCCCGCTCGATGATGCTCGCCCCGGAGATGGTGGGCGTGGACACCAGCAGAATCTTGCGCCGTGCGAACGTCCGGGTGCGCGCTTCGGCCAGGTGAATCGCGTCGCCCTCGCCATCGACGTCCAGCGGATAGGCATCCACTTCGTCGAGGAAGAGATAGCGCACCGGCATCGAGCGCAGCCCCACGGCCGAGTTGGCCCCGGTCATCACCAGCACGCCGCCGCGAAACTCCTTCATCAGCACCGTGTTGCCGGAGTCCCGGCTCCTGGGCGGTGCAATGATGTCCTTGAGCACCGGCGACTCCTCGATCAGGGGATCGATGCGGTGCTTGGAGTTCCTCTGCGCCATCTCGGTCGTCGGCCAGACGATCATCATCGGGCCGGGCGCGTGATGGATGGCATAGCCCACCCAGTTGAGGCCCAGTTCCGTGCCGCCCACCTGCGCGCCCTTCATGAGAACCACCCGTTCCACCGGCGATGCCGGGGACAGGCAGTCCATGATTTCGCGCAGGTAGGGCGTGCGCGCATTGCGCCAACGCCCAGGCTCGGCTGATTCCTTGGTCGAAAGCATCCGGTAGCACTCTGCCCATTCGGATACGGTCAGGCGTGGATCGGGCCTAAGCCCTTCGCGCCAGGCACGTTCGATCTCAAGTGCCCCTTCGTAGTCGTCCGCCATCATCCATCCACTTTCGGCACAAATTCACCCAGTTCCTCCAGATGCACGCGCACGGCAACGTCGAGGGCCACGAACAGGGTGTGCTCATCGATGCCCAGTTCCGCCGCGAGGATCGGTGTGATGCGATTCGGCCAGTTGATCCACGCCTCCCGTTCGGCCCGCGCCAGCTTGAAGACGTGAGCGATGGCTTGTGCCCGGTCGACCAGTTCCCCTTTGAGCTGCGC